TTCAAGTATGCACATCGCCTGGTATAGAGAATGTTACGTATGTGAGGCTCCACTAAATCCCGTCGTACGTACACGTACGGATGACAATAAAATGTTCGTACGACATTATAAAAAAATACGACCATTATTCGTATATAACAATGAAAGATACCATTCGTTCGTGAATGGTTCAAAAATAAAACCTGTGTGCTTTTCGTGCTTTTCATATAAACCGAAACCAACAATTGGTTCGTTGAAAGATCGTGAACTTGGTTTATGTCGGCACGTATTACCTAAAAGTAAGGCGAAGACACGGGAAGAAATAATGTCATGGTATAGTGGACTTGTTAGAGAAGCATGTAAAAGGGGGTTAGATATTACGGTTTAAAGTTTAGAAGAGTGTTGTTAACAATGAACAATGTTCTCCGTCGCTAGACCTATCACCATGTGTAGACCAACACCAACTCACAAACATAACAAACGATTTAAAATCTATTCAACTGCGTATAAGTCTGTTGATCCTTACCGTGAAAGTTCCCTGCGATACATGGGTTACGCGAATGAACTCGGTGAAGCCTTCACATCGTATCTTCCCGAATGGGGCTTACCCGCTTCATACTGCGTCGCGGCAGCATATGTCATGTTTGATACGATTGATAAAGGTGAAAAAGCGTACAACGCTGCAGAAGAAGAGGATAAGATGATGGATACGGTGAGAATTTCGACCGAAACTTTTACATGGCAAATGCTCGCATCGGTATTCTGGCCAGGGTCTATTATCAGGGTTATCGTAAATATGGCCGCTACCATGATTTCCAACAATAACCTAGACAATAATCAATTTATCCATTTTCTCCCCACATTAATCGGTCTTTCGGCTATCCCCATGATAGTAAAACCGATTGATACTGCAGTTGATAAGATCATGGAAGGATCCATTTCCAGGGTTATCAACGGTGAAATTAATACACCTGAAGAAGCTCGTACAGCGATGATGACTACCGCTGGCTCAATTTCTGTACCGCCTGTTATGTATTGTCTGGCTTCTATTATCAAGAAGCTCGAAGTGTAAATAAACCTAAGTTAGAGCTTTGAATTGTAATAAATCTAAGAAAATATGGAAAGTGTTCAAAAACTCACACACATAGAACATATTCTCAAAAGACCTGACTCATACGTCGGTCCAGTTGACCTAGGAACCGAACCTTACTGGATCCTTGATGGTCAAAAGTTCACTAAGAAGAACTTGAAATACTCCCCAGCCCTCTTGAAAATATTCGATGAAATCCTCGTCAACGCCATCGACCGTAACTCTCTCCACTCCAAACAGGTCAGTTTAGTGTCCGTCTCGATTGATAAGGATCTAGGTTCAGTGACCATCGAGAATAATGGACCACTCGGCGGAATTTCTGTAAAAATGCATGAGAAAGAAGGTCTGTGGAACCCTGAACTTGTATTTGGACACCTCCTCACGAGTACGAACTACGACGATACACAAAAAAGAATTGTGGGTGGCCGCAACGGATATGGTGCCAAGTTGGCAAATATTTACTCGAGTGATTTCTCCGTGGTCATTAAGGATCATGAGACAAAGCAGACATACACACAATCTTGGTCGAAGAATATGACTGTCTGCGACCCACCAAAAATTAAAAAACATTCGGGTGCTACGTCATCCGTGGCCATCACCTTTACCCCCGAGTGGAAGAGGTTCGGAATGTCCAAAATGGATGATACCATCTATAAAATTTTCCAAAAGAGAGTCTGGGATGCGAACATCTGTACAACTCAAAACTGTAAAGTGAAGTTCAATGGTGAAGTTCTTCCGAAACAAAACTTTGAGGCTTATGCCAAAATGCACGAAGGTGTTGACCAGGTTGCATCTGTAACCACCGACCGTTGGTCAGTATGCATCGGACCAGCAGAGAACGGGATGGAACAGGTTTCATTCGTGAATGGCATCTGCACTACGAAAGGTGGTACCCACGTCGATCACGTGGCAAACATCGTCGCAAATGGTATCATTGATGACATGGCGAAGAAGATTAAACTGAAACCTCCACAGGTTAAAAATGCTTTTACGATCTTTGTAAGGGCAACGATCGAAAACCCAAACTTTTCCAGTCAGGTGAAATCTGAGTGTACAACCAAATCACAGCATTTCGGAAGCAAGTTTGAACTACCCAAGACATTCGTTAAGAATACCCTCAAGACTGGTATCGCTGATGAACTCACGGCACTCTCAAAGTTCAAAGAAATGAAAGAACTCAAGAAGACGGATGGAGCTCGAAAGTCCAAAATTACCGGTATTCCCAAGTTGGACGATGCGAACAAGGCTGGCACGGCACAATCTGGGAAGTGTACACTCATCGTGACTGAGGGTGACTCGGCGAAGACCCTCGCAGTTGCAGGTCTCTCGGTTGTTGGTCGTGACCACTATGGCGTGTTTCCTCTTCGGGGTAAGTGTAAGAATGTACGTGACGTGTCAGTTGCACAGCTTACGTCTAACCAGGAATTCAATGATCTCAAGAAGATCCTCGGACTTCAACAGGGTAAGGAGTATACCGACGTTTCCGAACTTCGATATGGACGTCTCATGATCATGACTGACGCTGATAACGATGGGTCTCATATCAAGGGTCTCATCCTCAACATGATCCACTACTTCTGGCCCAGCCTTCTAAAGTTGAACTATGTGGTGAGTATGGTGACACCCATCATCAAGGCTTCCAGGGGATCAGAAACGAAATCTTTCTACACTGATTCAGCATTTCGAAACTGGTATGGAGACGGTAAACATGGGTGGCGCATCAAGTATTACAAGGGTCTCGGTACTTCTACATCCGTGGAGGCTCGTGAATATTTCAAAAAAATTCAAGAACTCACAGTGAAGTTTGATGTGGATGTCATGACAGATAAATCAATCGTACTCGCATTCGATAAGAAAAAGGCAGATGACAGAAAGACGTGGCTTCTCGAAAGTACCGCGAAGAATTCTGACGATCTTGAAGTACCGTATGGTCATGTCAAGAACCTGGCCATAACCGACTTTGTTCATAAAGACCTCGTTAATTTCAGCCTCGCTGACTTGAAGCGGTCTATCGCGCATATGGCTGACGGACTTAAACCTTCACAGCGAAAAGTTATGTTCTCGTGTTTTCAGAAGAACCTGACTGCCGAAATGAAAGTGGCACAACTGGCCGCGTATGTCGCCGAAAAGAGTTCTTACCATCATGGCGAAGTTTCTCTCGCGGAAACGATCGTCAAGTTGGCGAACGACTATACAGGTTCGAACAACGTCAATCTTCTCGAACCTTGTGGTCAATTTGGTACGAGACTTATGGGGGGTAAAGATGCATCTCAAACGAGGTACATCTTCACGAGACTGACTAGTGCAGCTCGAAAGATATTCGACCCTAAGGATGACCCCATACTTAATTATCTAGATGACGACGGTCGATCTATTGAACCAGAGTTTTACGTACCAGCGTTGCCTATGGTTCTTGTGAATGGTACAGAAGGTATTGGCACGGGTTTCAGTTGTTACGTACCCCCATTCAACCCCAAGGATATCTCAACGAATATACTCAACTTCATTAATGGAAAGGGTATTCAAAGAATGAAGCCATGGTTCAGGGGGTTTAAGGGTCGTGTATTCTACGAAAATGAAACATGGGTCACTGAGGGTATCTGGAACATGATCGGTCAAACTATCAGGGTCACAGAACTCCCACCCGGGCGTTGGACACAAGATTATAAAGAACATCTCGACACACTTACCGAAAAGAAGACTATCAGCTCATATACCAACAATAGTACAACCGAAAATGTCGACTTTGTTATTCAGGGGTACACGGGTAAAGATCTTATCAAGGACCTGAAATTACAGAAAATAGTCAGGACTTCGAATATGCACCTGTTTCATCCAACTAAGGGAATTCATAAATATGAGAGTGCTGAAATGATCCTAATGGACTTTATCAAACTTCGGAACGAGTACTACAATAAACGCAAATCCCATGTGGTTAATGTCCTCAAGAAAAAGGTTGAGATGTATAATCACCGCGCAAAATTTGTTACCATGGTTATCAATGGAACGTTGGTAGTTTTCAGGCGTAAGAAGAAAGATCTCGAAGAAGAGTTATCGCATACGTTTCCGAAAGTTGATGGGAGTTACGACTATTTACTAAACACCAAGACGATTGACTATACAGAAGAGCGAGTAGCTGCACTGCTTATGGAAGTCAAACATTCCAGGGACGAACTTAATTTGACAATGTGTACATCACCTCTTCAGATGTGGGAAAATGATATTAAAAATATATAGACAATAGATAAGTATGGGATTGCAGGGTCCGGATCAAGGTGCGGTATTATCCCTAAATGCCATAGGTCAACAGGATACATACCTATTGAATTCCAATCCTGAGCAATCCTTCTTTAATTACACAGCGAAGCAACATTCGAACTTTACGAAATATCACAAGAGTGTCACAGTTTCTAAACCATCCTCGTCTTCTCCCACATGGCCATTTGGTGAAAGTGTTAAAGTTACACTAAACCCCCAAAATATGGGAGATTTGTTATCAAATATGTACATACACATGACATTCCCCGCTGTTGAATCAAACTCTAACATAGCTGATCAGATTGGTAGACACGTTATAGAGAGTATTTCTATGCGGGTGGATGAGACGGAAGTCGATAAATATCACGACGACTGGGGTATTATTTACGATGAGATGTATCTGGATGCGTCTGAGAAACGTACTAAGCGGTATATGATAAACAGAAATCAGGCCGACAACGTATCACATGCAAACGACAATTCGTTATCCAGGTATAAGTCGACGCTAATGATTCCCATTCCATTCTTCTTTTCTCGTAAATATGAAGGTGATGAATATGGATCGAATTCTCCGAATAGACCATACTTTCCAACGTGTGCAATTCACAAACAGAAGATAGAGTTTGAAATTAAGTTTAGACCAAAGACGTTTTTTACCAATTCTTCATATGCGTTATCACTCGATACATTTGATGTCATCACAGAAGAAATCACATTAAGTCCGCAAGAACGGACATACTTGATGACAAATAAACAAATATTCATCACTGATATAGTAAAGAAACACCCTACAGAGGAAACGGTCGTAGGCAAAAACGCGGTGAAACTACAACTCGTACCAGATATACCTGTCAAATCGTTATTTTGGTTTCTACGAAAACAGGCATACGAAGATGAAAATACACATGGAAGTCCCGGTCGCCCCGATCCGAGTATAAGAACTCGTCAAATGTCGAACAGGTTTAATTTTTCATCTGCAGCGTCCTATTCGATCGGTAACTCGTTTTCATCAGCGGTTTTAGACTCTGCCAAACTCTATATAAATGGCCAGGACTTACCTAATATACCAGTCGCCGATCACAATTATTTCAAGTATATCGTACCATACAATACAAGGTTATCTAGACCTAATAGAAATATTTACACGTATGCATTCTCGATGAATCCGATTAATGTGGAACCTTCGGGAAGCTTGGACTTTAGTAAGTTGAACTCAGATCGTACATTATTAGATGTACAGTTAAAACCCGGGTTAACAGATGTCTACAACTTACATTTATATTATGTCGGATATCAAACGTTTGAGTTTAGTAATGGATTTATGTCACTTGCTTATTAAAAAGTCTGTCATGATGTACACGAATATAATCAACAATCTTATTTCTGATACACCACCTGATGAAGTTCAACTGTGCTACAGTCGTATGGATTTCATCAGTTGTACCCGGCACATTGTATACGATCTTGTCTGCACGACAAAATGGGTCGAATAATTTTTTACTATACCCATCTAGACTTGATTTATAAGCACAATGTACACTGAAAATCCGACCATCGTTTGTTTCGTAAGATAGGTTATGCTTCTTGGAATAATTGGTAATAAACCATTCCAGGTTTCGCAGAGAAATACCTCCACTCTTGTTCAAAAGTTCGATTAGCGTAGCTCTATTTTCTGGTACAGTGTAAAAATTATTTATAGATGATAATAGAATAGTCGACTTATCCATATTAAAATATAGAAGGCAAATCTCTAAATTCATTTGCAACCTCTCTTTTTTCACATGCCGGACATCCCTCAACAAATCCAGAAGGAAATGGGTGTGTATGTCTTAACGGACCTCTTGGCATGAGTATAGGAGTAGATGGCCGTGGATCATCTACATGGAGGCAACAGTAGCCGTCACGAATTGCCTTATTGGTACATAGTTTACCATTTTTACGTATACCTAGACAGCGCTTGTCATTTTCGGGTGCGAGGTCGCGCCGAACGTTTTTAATAGGAATTGAGTACAGGGATGACACCCTTTCTACAACTTTACAAACGTATTCATGTTTCTCTTGTTCCAATTTCGCGACGATAGATTTATGTTCACTTTTCAACATACTCATCTGTTCTTTGTACTTATCGACCGTTTCTCGAATAGTACGGATGTGTTGTTCTTTATGATCATGTACAGCTTCCTTTAGTCGCTCGGAAAACTGTTCCTTTTGTTCACGTGTCTGTTCTTTCGTTTGTTCACGAATTTCCTTCTCACGTTCATTAATCTGACGCCGGGCTTCTTTCTGTATCAGACTTTCAATCTGTTCAGTAATACTACCTACCATGTATTATCATGGGACCTTTTTTTTAAATATATCACTCAGTAGTAATTGATCATTACCAGACTTCGTCGCAGCCTTTCCCTTTTTCTTTGGTGGTTTAGCTCGCAGAAGCAATTCTCCGAAGATGTCATCCTTTACGTTTTCGAATAACGGTTCGAGTAAGTCACACACTGGATTAAGGAATTTGTTAAGGAAATAGTAAGGATAATCGATCGGTAAATTGTGTTCCCGTGCATATACGGGATCTTCCGATTTCTCAAACGCACGTGCCTTAGGGTCACCTGTATTGAGCAGTATATACGGCACTCTGTCACCAGACTGAGGTTCAGAACCCGGCTGTCTTTCGCGCATTTTTCTCACCACCTGAACATGTGCTTGGTTAATATTTCCAATCTCCTCACTTAATACGGAAACATTTTCACCTTTCACTTTGTAAGTGTCCGACAACCCCTGACTTAAAATCAACTTATCATTTGGTACGTCACCTTCGAGTAGCTCGAGTGCCCGTTTACGAGCAAGTGCTTGAGGAGCTGTGGTATCACTACTATCCAGAACGACATCTAGAAGTTCCTTACAAACCTCTCTGAGATGAGGTGTATTATCACGTCTCACGAGTTGCAAACCCTTGACATCGATATAATCCATGTTCATTTCGCCATTCTTTCCCTTTGTCCACAATTTAGCAGCGTACCGCTTCTTTGAATAAAGGAAATAAGGACAATACACCTTTTCAAGCTCTAGATTATTAGGAGCCTTGAATAATTTTGTACATTCGTCTGCAGCCTTTTCACCCAATTCCCAACTATACTCGATAGCATCCTTACCGGTACGTTTTCCCACATCAAATTCAATCATAACACTATCAGTGTCACCATACCTCACTTTAGATCCGGGATAATGTGTTTCAACATACTTCTTTGTGTCGTCAATCATGTTGCGACCTTTCATCGTCGTAGTAGATGCGATAGCTACACATGGAAGAATACCCTTAGATGCACCTGTAAATCCGTACACAGAATTCATTGAAATTTTATACGCGAGCTGTTTACCATTGTACATCTGTTTCGTAGCACCCGTTGAATTTGCCATGTCTTTTTTAGCCTGCTTTCTAAACAGTTTCAACTCAGAGAGAATACTCGGTAAAATACTTGGTACATTCTGTGCGAATGTATGTTCGCCGAAACGTTCATATTCTATACCAGGTAAATTGTCATATTTCTTGTCGCGAACAAGCGTTGAGTAACATAAGTTATGCGCCATCATAATAGATGGATACAGACCCTCGAAATCCAGAGCTGTGATTGGTGTGTAGTATGCACCTGATTGTGCTTCTAGTACGGTTGCTCCGATGTAGCCAGTGTTATCGACGTGTCCATATTCGTATGCAGGAACTTTGAACCCCATTTCACGCGCTTTTTTTGTCAACTGACTGAAAACCTTGATCTGCTGTCCCCGTTCAACCAAATAACTCAACGGAACCCACGTCGCCTTGGCCATTTCCAGCAAATTCATCAGTGTCGATAGTTTAGCGATCAATCTATGAGGCAGCAGTGTATCTTTGATACAATACTCTGCAACTTCACGTAATTCTACTGGATCTTCTCGAACAAATCTTGCAAACATTTCTTTCGGAGCCATGTCTATTTTCTGATCCCCCAAATAAATCTGCGAAACATTGTTGAGTTTATACGAATCTAACTTATACTCCCGCTTAACTTCGTGAAACAAATCGAAAATAAATCGCCCAGGCATGGGTACGAGTTTCAGTTCATTATCTCCGAGTGCACTTGATGACAATTTTTTACGACTGAGTGTACATGTATAATCCCGGAGTTTACTCATTCGATAAAACGCGAGAGGACAGTTATTTACCATACCACGTTCCATGATGTATTCCAAATCAAAGCCAAAGATGTTCCAACCTGTTATGATATCTATATCGTGGCCATTCAGGTATTCACTAAATCCCATCAGGAGATCACGCTCAGATTTATAACTCACGATAGAACATCCATCTATATTCTTGTCAGTATCTTTGTAACATAAGCATGTCTTTTCGTACGGTTCATCTTCACCGAAACGCAAAAGTGAAATAGCGATCTGAAAACAGGCATCACCAGGTACAGAAGGACTAGGAAACTTCCCAGTAGAACTATAACACTCGATATCAATAGATGCAATTACAAATGGTGCGATTTCTGTAGTATCAAGAGGTTTCAATTGCCTCCAGTCGTTACACTGTAAATCGATCTGCACTTTTGTATGGTATGCACGTTCGCATACATCGGTTGTATCAATCCACCCAGTCGATTGAATACCAGTACGATGCATGAGACGTAGTACAGGATCCACGTTAGCCTCGAAAATTTTCAATTTATTGGATAGCCCAGTTATGTTTTTACGCAAACGATTACTGATATTACGCCTTGACACGAGATTTTGGCAATGAATTTGCAGGAAAAAACTCGTCGCCCCGTTCTGAAACCCTTCCATATCTTTAGCCTCAACAACGTCCATGTTAACGATATCTGGACAAGTCCGTTTTACATATTGGATCACCGAATTCGGTGTCATAGTTCCCGGCACCTTGACAAAAAAATAGGGTACAAACTTTGTCGTGACACAGACGGATTCACCCTTAATCGTTTTACCAAAAATTCGTATGATATGATCATCATTTTCGTCACGAGCATCCCAGGTGAGAACTTGAAATTGCACCATTACTTAGTAAGTTATAGAGCTAAAATTTTAATATCGTTTATTAATAAATGTCTGCTGCGTTGATCGATCTTGTATCGAAGGGTGCTCAGGATGTATACATCACCGGAGAACCTCAGGTATCTTTTTTCCATCAGAATTATAAACGTCACACGAACTTTTCTATCAAACCCGAACGCCTCGATTACGTAGGTACATTTGGCGGGGGTAATGAAGTCGTTATCCCCTTACGCACAAAGGGTGACTTACTCAGTTACATCTGGGTAGAGGCTGTCGATATCGGAGCTACCGATGACAGCCCCACCGGTTTCTTTAGCACGAACGATCCGACCACAACCGAATTTTCTTTGTGGATTGGTGGACAGGAAGTCACCAAGCTTGACTCTCTTTTCATCCAGGGTGTACACAATGTTTTGTACAAACAGGACCAGGCTAAGGCTTCTTGCGCGGTGACACTCGACGAAGTTCCTGAAAATGCCGTAGGTGTTTCTACATACGCCGATCATTACATGATCCCGTTCTTCTTCAGTGAGGATTGGACAAAGTCTCTCCCACTCACAGCTCTCCAATTCCACCAGGTGGAGTTGCGTATTAAGTGTCGTGCTGGACAGGTGGTACCGTTCACACCCGGTAGCACACCCAAGGTGTACGGTACGTACGTGTACCTGGATACAGAAGAAAGGGAAATGGTCGTAAACCATGAACACGAACTTCTCATCACACAGACCCAATATCAACCCATGTCGGCGTCTGATGTCGATGTCGATCTCACGTATTTCAATCACCCCGTTAAGGCTCTGCACGTTGTTTCGTCTATAGCTGATGGTACCACGTGGTCCACAAACTGGTCGTTTGACGACTCGACACTCTATATTAACGGCACACCACTGTTCGAAAACACAAGCGCGACGTACCATCACAACATCGTTCCCGAAATGCACTGCTCGGTACTCGCCCCTAACGTGTTGAACACTACATCTACGTTTACATGGCCATTCTGCCTGACTATGAATAAATCGCAACCCACGGGTTCTCTGAACTTCTCGCGAATTGACAATGCCAAGTTAGTTCTTAATGGGACCACGAACAGGCTCGGTGCGATTGTTCGAACATACGCTGTCAACTATAACATCCTGAAAATTAAGGATGGTATGGGTGGTGTAGCGTTCGCGAATTAAATTTATCCAGAAGAACCAAAACCGCGTGTACCACGCTCGGTATCTTCAATAGTTGCAACTTCTTCGATAGGAGGTGTCTCACATTTTTCCAAAATAAGTTGGGCGATACGATCCCCTTGTTTAATCTCGAAACGTTCTCCTCCCTGATTAAACAAAATCACCTTCAATTCACCTGTATAATCGGGATCAATGACACCGGCTCCGGTTTGAATTCCATGCTTTACAGCCAGGCCAGAACGAGGTGCGATGCGTCCATAAACACCGATCGGAATAGTAGCAGCGATACCAGTGTTCACGATACCACGTTCCATTGGTGGAATATACATGTCGATAGTACTATACAAATCATAACCGACCGACCCTGGGGAAGCTCGTGTAGGAATGATAGCATTATTAGAAAGTCGCTTGATGAGAAGCTTCATATACATTTGATAAGGTGAAACTCTTTATATCATTTACAAAAGACGTGGAGTGATGGTCGCGGGTTCGTCTGATACAAATGTATATTTTACATGGTATGCGATGAATAGTCCGTTAAGAAAGAATGAAAGAATCATCAAGATTTTAAAACCAAATTGCTGGCGTAAGTCCGAACGACACATTTCCAACTCAAGCTCATAATCCTGTTTTACTTCCCTGACATCTTCGCGGAGGTTACGCAAGTCGGTAATCACTTTGTCAAAATCGGTATCCATTTATAAGTGTACACGCGAAACACTTAAGTATGTGAACAACTATCTAAATACTATGATCTGGTATTATTGTCGATCGTGTAAAATTACATATGACGGGTTTGCGCAATGCTGTCCCGATCTTGATCACGTGCAACTTGAAATTACAAGCGATGAAGAGTTTTCCGATTCGGAATTATAATGTGGTATATCCTTCTAATACATCATCTGTAGGTGGCGGCGTTTCTTCCTGAACATCTTCTTCATCTTCTTCGCTGGGTGGTACACCTAATGCATCCCATGTCTCCTTAGCCATGGCGGGGAATTTATAACTCTTCTCTTCCCTGGACTTAGAAATCTTGGCAATTATAAAAGCGACACAGACGGACACAATCGTGGAAATAAATATGATACGAACGATCGTTGGCTTCCGGAGATCCATATCTATAGTAGAAACATAGAATTAAATATTCGGTATTTATATATGAAAGTTGTTCTCAAGAAAAGTCCCAATCCTAAAAAAAAGTACAGGGTTACTTTCGAAGACGGTTCACATGTCGACTTCGGAGGTAAGGGGTATTCAGATTATACGATTCACGGAGACCCGTCGCGTATGAAAAGATACTTGGCACGTCATGGACGTATGGGAGAAACATGGACTAAAAGCGGAATTAAAACGGCTGGGTTTTGGTCTAGGTGGCTTTTGTGGAGTAAACCTTCGATGTCGGGAGCTAAAAAACTCATGACATCGCGCTACGGTATCACATTTGTTTAAAAGAAATGATCTGTTCTATAAAGTTTGGCTTCATAAGAAGCAGCTTTACCAAGTACATTAACATTCTCATTACCGTATAACTCCCTGCACCCTAAATCATCCATACAGTCACGACCATCGTGTGTTATAGGTATCGAATAGATCTGCTGTCCGGGTGTAGATGTATAGTAATGGTATTGATCGCGGCGACCGCGTACTTCCTTTCCATACAACGGAAGTGTCTCATCATTCTCACCTAACAGCACACCCATCTGCTGAACATGCCCAGGTTTATAGTCTTTTATAGGTGGGTCTCTAAATTCTGGTTGCCGTCTGCGGACTGGCTCTCTCTGACGCATTGGTGGACGCATAGGCACTTGAACGGGTACCCGAACAACTTCACGAGGTCGTGTTACGAGATATGTTATCACACCCAATAAAGCGATGATGATAATAAGACCAGTAGCGTTCGCGTTCTTACGTTTCATTTATATATCCTAGGAAAATATTTTGGGACGTGGTATAATTCCAAGTTTGAATTGTACCATAAACCAAAGGGAAAACAATATAGATTTCACTACCTGATCAGACGTTTCATTATCAATGTTATATATAGGTCTCATCAGTCTCCCAAAGAAAGTGTCTTTCTGCTCCTTACCCGTCACTTGAGATTCTAAAATAGTGAGAGCACATGTATCATCATTTATTGCCCAGTGAAAGAAGATAAATGGTATTATCACGGAATACATCTTTAGCCATTTGACATTTCTCGTGAACGGAACTACGAGTGACGTGACAAAGATTAACGTATGAATAATAAAAATAATATTCATATCTTAATATGGACAAAGAAAAGAAAGTGCGTTCAAAAAATAAGTTTGCGTGGTCTCCCCAGCAAGAGCAGATATTGAAAACGTGGGGTGAAGCTTCCGCGTGTTACAGGTATATGCACAACCACGCCTTCTTGATATATAAGAAACAGAACATGCAGTTTTCACTTCCTGTAATTGTTTTGTCTACGATCACTGGTACCGCGAATTTTGCACAGAGTTCATTACCCGCGAGTGTAAGAGGTGCAGCACCTGCGATGATTGGTGGGTTAAATTTGATAGCGGGTATAATCGCGACTATCATGCAGTTTCTTAAAATAAGTGAAATGATGGAAGGGAACCGCGTCGCTTCTCTTCAATACGGTAAACTATCAAGAACTATTCGTTTAGAATTGACACTTCCAATAGAAGAACGATCGTGTGATGGATCAACCATGATTGACACGTGCCGCGCCGAATACGATAAGCTCATCGAACAATCCCCGCCGATACCGTATTTTGTCATTCAGGCATTCGAAAAGCAATTTCCAGACGATAACGGAATTTTCAAACCGGAAATAATGCATATTCAACCTATCGATATGTTCATAAGTGAAGACGAAATGACCAATGAATTAAAGAAGGATTTGTCCGCCATCCGCGGTGGAGGTGACAGTTCTGATTTAGAAGACGTCGTTATAAAATCTTAGAGAGACGACGTGTGAGATATGCAACCATTACGAATAACATTACATTAAAGATACCGATGCAAATCAAATAAGGAAGAACCCTCTTTTTCACAGGTTCGAGTATCCTTGTCTGAATCGTATCACTCTCTAAAAAAATATCTAAAGCTTGATCAGTAAGTTCATCGGTCATGGACTCCTTCATTAAAATTATACCACAAAAAAAACCACGCCCACCAACGCTCCACCAAAATGAAATTGACTTACTCGAAAAATATATCAAAGAAGGTCATAACGTTTTCATATGCGGTCAAATTGGATGTGGTAAAACTTTTATCGCAGAAACGGTTCTAGATTCATCTAACACGATAGAATTACACTCTGAGCTTTTTCAAAAAAAAAGTTCGTTCATGGATTTGATCGGTCGTACATCTTCTCATATTTTTATCGATGGATACGATGCATCTGTTCACGGACATAAGCAGGTTATAGACCGCGTTTCCGAAAATAAGTTAAAAGTGACCAATGGATCCGTCGTGGTTACATCTACATCGATACACATGATACCCAATTTCAAACTGATAATCGTACCTAGAAGAACACCCGACGCGATATGTTCCCTAGCATGTGATCACCCAAATGCCAGTTACGCTGCATCCGAATGCAATGGGAACATACGGAACTTTTTCGACTATCTAGATTTTTCCCATGTAAAAGACATTTTCAAAACGTCAAAAGATATCGTCGTTGATATTTTGTGTCATAAAGGTGAGTTCGATACATCTCAAACAGTACACGAACATGGTCACGTGTGTGATGTCATACACGGGAATTATCTACTTTCAAAAAATGCTAACGTGTGTACTATAATTGATTCCCTGTCCGAATCAGATATATACGACACACAGATGTATAAAGGTGATTGGAATTGTATGCCATATTATATCACATCTGGAATGGCAGTTCCTAAACTGAATATGGGTGAACCAATCGACCCAACTAAAATACAACCAGGGAGTTTATGGACCAAATATGGTAACTTTAAAATGCGACAAAATAAACTTCGCGCCATTCAATCGAGACAACCTACGAAATTGGGACATGACGAACTGAGTTTAATTAGACAATATGCGATTGCGGGGGATCTAAACCCTTTAATAGAATATAAACTCGAACCACTCGATTTTGATGTGATGAATCATCTTGCAGTTGGTAACAAATTAAAACCAACCGATGTTACAAAAGTTAAAAAGAAACTCCGTAGTTTGTTAAATGAGTAGTGTCGATACTGATTCCGACGCTGAGGATCACGAGGTTGTACGCGTGAATGGGTGTGACATATACTA